AGAACCGTTTCGTCTGACCGCGCATGTCAAATGCAATGGCGTTGTTGGGGCTGGCTTTGATCTTAAGTTTCTTGCCGAATGATTTTGACCAGTTATCTATGTAGCTCTCGAACTCGCGCACATCAGCGCGGAAAGCCAACACGTCGTAAGACTCAAACATCGACCGCACCGTGGCATCCACATCCTCACGGGGAACTTCCTCGCTCGGATACTTCGCTGGATTCCACGCCTTCACCAAGAACAGGCACCCGTCCTCGACACGGCAGGCCACAAGAGCCGTCCAGTCATTCGACTTCGACCCGTCGAACCCCAACGTGATCCGGTCACCCTTAACCAAACGGGCTTCGGTGTCAGAGATGGCATCCCACTCATAGGGTGCGATCCAAGAGTCCTCGGAGGCATTGACCTGATTGAGATGTTTTCTGCGGGACTCGGTTACCGGGTTACGTACATCCAGTACGGCCTCGACAATCGCATCAAGCGGCAGCCAGTACGAGTCGCCAGCGGCGATCTTCACGCCCTCGCGGAGCTTCGCAATCCCGGCAGCGTAGCCGTCAGGGTCTTCCTTCTCCGAAGGTATTTCAGAGACAGGGGTGTCTGCTGGCGCTTCCAAAGCGTCATAAAGGACGCTCACATCGACAGCCTGACCTGAAACCACGTTTTGCCATGCGTCGTAGTCCCGCTCCGCAACAGAGTCCTCACCAGGAATGTGCGCGTTGCAGATAGCTAACCGTCTCGCGTTAGGAATCTTTGTAAGGTTGCCCGTAATCACACCAGCAAGAGTGTGACCATCGTTAGAGCCATTCCACCACTGAGTCTCATTACAGATAACAAAAGTCGGTCGGTTGCCCTCCATGCTGTAAGGAGAAGAAGTGACCGCTTCAATCCTCCCGCCAGCTTCGGAGTAGATTATGGTCTTGTTAACGTCAAGACTGTATTGCTCCTTTAATGGTTTTGAAATCATTACCGGGAACAGAGACATTGTGTTTCGGGTTTGGTCTTGGGAAACCGCAACAACCTGAACCCAGGCGGCGTGCCTCGGCTTTCCGACTGGTTCTTCCTCGGCAAAATGACTGAAAGCTACTGGCCCGCAAAGTTCAACTAAAGCTAACGCAGCAGCTAGCGGGTCTTTTCCTGCGCCTTTGCAGCGGCGAAAAACGATGTCGCGGTACAGGTAGGTGCCGTCGTCTTTTACTGCGTAAAGCCACAAGATAAATCGGGCTTGCTCAAGGGTCGGAATGAAGTTGCCTTCACCATCTGGTGAGCGGACATAGGCGGCTAGCCAGTTAAGGATTCCCCATCCCAGCGTTTTATCAGGCAGATGCCAACTGCCGTCCAAGTTTTTCGCCCATGTTGGGCCTACCATATGTGGCGGCTGGGGCAACAGTCCTGTCACTGAGCCTCCATTCCATGATTGTTCGGTTGTTCTTAGTCGAGTTGCATCCCCTTGCAAGCGGGTAGAAGATTGCCAACAGAATGCCGGCCACCCCTAGAAATGCTCCATGTCAGATGATCGGTAGAAGCAGCATCCTGACGAACGCGGAACCCAGCAGCAGGAACGCCAAAGACCCCAACGCCAACTGAATCTTCGGCCCGGAGAACTTGGTGGCCACACTCCCGAAGAACAGCACCAAAGCGAACATGATCGTCAGCATGGTGTACCGGCTTGAGGTGGCACCGTAGATGCTGGACTCGGCCAGCAACTCCTCAGCCTTAGCTGCGAACTGCTCGGACTTCTCCTGCCCCGGAGGGATATAGGAATCCAACCCCATCGGGGTGCCTTTCGGCAGTTTCCCGTCAGCGGGGTCAACAACCCCCAACCACGTTCCCTGCGCCTCATCTAACTCCGGGGAGAACCGCTCAACGATGAACGCGGCGAAATCATCCCGCCCAAGGAGGATCGCTTTCTGCCACTCAATCCACACGCTGGCATCCACCGATGTTTGCTCCGCACCGCGGGCAGCCCACCGCGCTGAATCGGCACGCAACACGTTGGACTCCGACACCAAGCCGGAACCCTTACCGCCCCAACGGGAAGCCTCAAACGAGGCCCACGTCGCGGAGATCGCGGCCACAGCCATGATGATCGCCATAATGTTCTCGAACCACCGTTGCCGGCGCTCGGGAAGGGTTTCGACGTGATCCTTCTCCTGGGCGGCGAACAGGAACTCTTTCACGCCGGTCACGGCGTAACCTGCATCCGCATCATGTACGACATGCCTGTCTGGATTATGGTCTTCAGCATCATCGCCCCGACAAGCGTCCACAACTCTTTGTCGAACACATCGGCACCAGGACCGATCACTGTTGCGCCCGCCGCCAACGCGGCGAACCCAATATCAATAGCTGCGCCCTGAATGAACGTGCGGGTGGTGACAACGCCACCGGAGAAAGATTCCTCCAGGTGTTCTACTTGGTCCTCAAGCTCGTCGGTTTTCTTATCGACAGCTTTCTGGATCGCTTTCTGCGTATTCGCCACCATCTGCTGCTTGTTCTGCGCGACAGCAGTGTTCACAGCCTCTTTGATGAGCGCACCCAGGTCGATCCCAGGTGGGACAGCCGGGGCCGCAGGCGGCGGTTGGTACTGCGGCACAGGGGCGTGGGCGTAGCTGTAACCCGGTGCCTGCACAACGTCGTACTGCATCTGCTGTGGGGGTGCCGGGGGTGCCACCTGTCCGGGTGGCGGCGGGGCGGGCCGTGGGGGTGGCGGGCCTGGTTGGCTTTCCCACGGCATCAAGGTAATTCCTCCTAGAAACTGTTACGAGTTTCCTCGTAGAGGGCTCGGGCATCAACCCCGGCACGCTGACACAACTCGAACACCAAACGCTGAGTCAGAAGCCCTTCGGCGCGGATGTTCAGCAGCAAGCTGTGATCGTCCTCCTCCACGCTGTGATGCCAAGGACGGCCAGTGAGCGGGGTTCCCGGAGCCAGCGACGGCTCAGGAGCCGGCGGAGGAGGTGGTGGTGGTGGTGGTGGTGGTGCAGGTTCGTGAACACCTGGCTCCAGGGCACCATCCAACACCTGCAACGGATCCACCTTCGCCCCCGGATCGTAACCACGCGGCATATACGACAGATGCAGATGCGCGGCCACACCACCGTTGGTGCCCTCGTTGGGGTTGATTATGCCGATCTGCTGACCCGCTTGGACTTTCGCACCCACAGTGAGCGCCTGCTCCCGAACGATGTGGCCGTACTCCCACACCCCGCCACCCTGCGAATCGTCGGAGTCGATGACGAGCCAACCGCACGGGTCCGGGCCGCCGTAACCAGCTGCGGCACCGGAGAAGATGACCGTCCCCGACTGCACCGCGAAAACCGGGCGGTCCCCAGCACCGCCGTTGAAACCGAAATCCACCCCGGTGTGGATGGTTCCCCACCTCGGGCCGAACGGGCTGGTGACAATCCGATCCGCGGTGACCGGCCAGAACCGGCCCTGAGTGGCAACTGGGGCGGGACCGGGCAGCGCCGGGGAATCAACAGAGCCGTGGGGCCGCGCCCAGATGTAGCCTTTGCCGGCTGCGAGCAGAACGGTCTGCGCCAAGGTCAGCCAATAGCCCCACTTGCCGGGGGTTGACGGCCCACCGGAGTCGGTGATCCACACCGCCCGCTGGTTATCCTCATCGGAGTAACCATGCGCCGAAACATAATGGTATGTGGTCCCGAAATTGTAGAAACTCGGTGCCGGCCCGGAACCTTTGATCGGGAACGGGATATTCGATAGGGGGGCAACGAAATTGATGACCAGACCGAACCCACCATCAATGCTGGTGACAAGGTGATCCCAGAAGGCTTCCACCTCAGCCTGCGTCGGCGGGTCATTGGGCAGCGACACGGTGATGTAGTCGGCGTTGTGGACGTACTCATTGAGGACACGCTCAATGAGCCCGAGGTGGTCGGTGCCGCCCTCATGGGTCTGGCACTTAGCGGCCAGGACATGCTCCTCAACGTGGATGCCCCTGTCCGACAGGCACATCTGTGCGCTGGCCGGCCCGCACCAGTACCCGGTTTCCTGGGCTGCTAACTCCGCGTTATAGGGGAGGATCTTCTCGGTCATGGTGGCATCACCTCCTTACAAAGTTATGCGGGGGTTTAAACCGTTCCGTTGTTGCGGATCTGGGATTCAGCGGCTGCTGTTTCCACAGTGATCTCAGCGTCCTCCCAGCGGCCACGAACCCACACAAAGCAACTGGACAAAACACCTTCCCGGACAGCCCACAAATCCCCATCCTCAGCGGTTCCAGGCAATTCCCCAACGGAATCGGTGATACCACCTATCCGTAAGGGTTTGCTGCTCCCCTCACCCAGCGAGAACTTCTGCACCCGGCCTGTGACGTTCGTTTCGATGTGGCCGCGAATCATAGTTCCACCAGTGAGCATCTGAACCTGAACCGCGAGCTTGCCCGAACCGGCGTCAACAACACGCAAATCGGTGTGAACGGTGGAGCCGAACAGTTGGTCGGTATCAGCGGTTGCAACGGTGATCGCCCCACCGACCGTGTTGTTGTTCTTCACGTAGCTGCGGGAGATGCGGCGCGTGAAATGCTTAGTGCCACCAGTGCCCTGCTCCTGACCGGAGAACGTCACATCAACGAAGCCGCAGCCGCCCTGGCTGGGTGGCTCAATCGTGAAATATGTGACCCACACACCGACACCGACACCGGAAAGCGCAGTGTCAACGAACACGTTGCGTCCGTACCGGTACTCCACGATGCCGTCCAAAAACGCCGGGGTGCCCAGAAGTCGGTTGTCTTCAACGATGGTGACGTTCTGCTTCTGCGAGGACTGGGCGACGGTCTGCCTAGCGATACTGGCCTGTAGCAGCCCGCTGACAGTGATCAACGCCCCGGTGTAGGGCGTTTCATCCCAAACGTTCTCCCCGATCACCAGGGCCTTCATCCCATTGGCGACTATGCCAGTCGGCCAGTTGTGGAAATTGCAGCCGGTCACCACGATTTCCGACACATAATCCCGCAGGGACATCGAACCGGTACCCAGCAGCAGGGCCGAGCCTAGGTTCATGCCCTGAAAGATGACATTGGAAATGATGAAGTGACCGAACCCGCCTGTTTTCAGCGGCCCCTTCTGCGCTACCCGAATACCAGCCACCGACGCCCAGGCGATAGCGCCGCCCGTGATCTCGAACTCGCCCGTGAAAACACCGTCAGCCACCGAAATGTCGATGCCGTACTCCCACCGGCCCGGCGATTTGTAGTAGTTGATTTTGTTATTCGTCCACCTGATGCCGCCGCCGGCTTCCCACCGCACCGCAGCCGTCGATAACCGGGACGTGGCGAACACGCAGTCGGAGATGCCGCCGTCACCAGAATCACCCAAATCCAAATCAGACTGAGTGATAAACAGGCCGTAACGCACCGGCTCGTAGAAATAGCATCCGGTGATGTTGTAGCTGAAACCATCAGTGCGGACGCAATCGAAGAAACCCTGAACCGTCAACCGGGACAACGCCCAGAAGTTCGAACCCTCAAACAGAAGGCCCGTCCCAGCGGTGGGAGGGCTTCCGAATGGGCGGGTGTTGATGATGGCGAAATCCTCAAGGATCACACCTTTTCCGGTCACCCTGACCGCGTTCGCATTCGCCGAGGTCGTGATGATGGAGGTAGCCGCCGTGCCGGGATAGTTGGTGCTGGTGATGGCTTGGTTGGTCAGCCTGCCGCCGCAGCCGACGATCTTGAGCGGCTTGTTGATAACCAGTTCACCGGAAATGAGGAACCTTCCCGGTGGCAGGAAAATCGTGTCCCCGGAACCGGCATCATTGATTAGCTTCTGCAAACCTGCAAGGCAATCAGCGACACCTGTGCCGTCCAACCCAGCCGCGTACACCAAATAATCAGCCGCCGCAGCATCACCCGGTAAACCCTGCGGCCCACGCTCACCAGGATCGCCCTTATCGCCCTTGGGCCCCGGAGCGCCGTCTTGGCCTGCGGCACCATCAACACCGTCCCTGCCAGGGGCACCGTCCACACCATCCCGGCCCGCAACACCCGGCTCACCCTTCTCCCCGCGAGGACCAACAGGCCCAATAGGGCCGACACCACCCTCACCAGACCCAGGAGGGCCAGGAGGGCCAGCAGGCCCCTCCGGGCCGCGAGGACCAGGAACACCAACTAGACGATTCAACGGCGCATCAGCATCACAATAAGACATTCAATTTCCCGCTTTCCCTTTGTCCCTCATTGTTTGGAGGAAAACGGGATCTAATCGTCTTTCCTCACTTGAACCGGCTCAACACCCACCACGGCTTCAGCTTCACGTAGAACAACCGCCAAAGCGTTAGCGCGGGCCTCATCAGTGGGATCATCAACCGGAACCCCATCCGGCGTGGCCGTCCATGCTTCCCGAACCTCGTCCGCAATCTCGGGATGGGCGGCGATAACCGCCAACAAAGCAGCCTGCTTCGCCTGCAAATCAGCGAAAACCTCGTCATATCTGGCGATGATTCCTTCTCCTATCCAACTCGTTGTGAGTCATAAGTTTGTTTCGTAAATTTTTTGCAGCAACCGCTGCTTCTTCTGGGTTATCAAAGTAGCCGCCGAAGTGTTTGATCCCGTTTGACTGCGCCTGGGCTTGCCACTTACCTAGTGGCTTGTGCCATGACACTCCACGGAATCCTGTCTTGTTTCCGGCATTGCTAGCGACGTTTTGGGTGTTCTGAGCCTGTGTAACAAGCCGCATGTGTTTTGTGTTCACACAGTTACGGACATGGCACAAATGGTCAATTTGCAAACCATCTGGTATTTCGCCATTTGCGTGTTCCCAGCACAACCGGTGTACCGACTTCATAAAGCGCGTACCGTCGCTCTCGGTAACACGTATACGGCCATATCCGTTTCGGCAGGTAGAGCCAAGCCAGGTAAGGCAACCAGTTGACGAATCATTCAGTGAATTCTGTTGGATTCGCTGAAGCGGATCGCTTTTCCTCAACTGTCTTTCTCTCCTCACCAAGTGTCCCAAGCGACACGTTTCCACTGATCCACACCCACAGCCACATACAGGTAGTTGGCGTCGGCGGCGATCTGCCCCAAAGCGCCGACCGCTGTAGGGGAACCGGGGATTAAACCGGCGCGAACCGTAGCGACCGGAAGGGTCGTGAGTCCCGTAGCCCCGGCGATAGCGGCAGCCTCGA